TCCAGCCAAAGATTGGATTTAAGACACGCTACGGCATGGCTTCAAACCCATTCGTTGGTGCAACACCTGCTGATGGTCTTGCAGCTGTTAAGACTAACCAGTACTATCGTATCTTCCGCGTTGACAATATCCTCGGCGCATAAAAATACAATAAGAAAATAATAATTAAACTAGAGGCGGCTTCGGTCGCCTCTTTTTTATACTATCATATATAAATAGTAACATGGCAGAGCTAACAGACAATTTTAATTACCTTCAACCCACTAGTTTTAAACTTACGGTTGACAGACGTAACTATCCAAACTTGGAATTCTTTCTCCAAAGTTTTGTTCATCCTGGGATGATTATGAACTCTGTAGAAGTACCATATAAGAAATTAACAGGTATTCCCTTTATTGGTGATAAATTAACATTTAACGAATTACAAGCAAATATACTTCTTGACGAAGATATGAAATCGTATGACGAAATGTATTCATGGATGAGAAGAATATTAGATTTAGGAAATGTTACTGCATACGAAGCAACGGCTAATACCCCTCCTTCAGTATCAGATATGACTTTAACTATTTTATCAAGCCATAATAATATTACTCGTCAAATTAAATTTATTGATTGTATTCCTACAGCTTTAACAGATATACAATTTGAATCTACTGCCGCCGGCGACTCATTTATTTCGTTTGGTGCATCTTTTAGATTCTCTTATTTTGAACTATCAGGTGCAGCATATACAACTAATGTAAATGGCTTACCTAATATTACGGTAAATAGATCTATAGCAGGTTCTACTATTACTGAATCCTAATTACTAAGGATATATTATGATTGACTTGAAAACTATCCACGAAATGTGGGCAAAAGATTGTATTATTGATTCTAATAAACTTGACGAATCTTCACGTCAAGCTCCTTTACTTCACGCCAAATACCTAGAAGTATTAACTGCATATAAATTGCAGCTTAAAAGAGCTGAATTTGATCAAAAGAAACTTCTTAAAAAGAAATGGTTATACTATAATGGTAAGATGGATCAAGAAACCGTTGAGGCCCTTGGTTGGGAAGCTGATCCATTTGACGGTCTTAAAATACTTAAAGGTGAGCTTGATTATTATTATGATAGTGATCCTGAAATTCAAGACTCAGAAGGTAAAATACAATACTATAAGACAGTAATAGATACATTGTCTGAAATTATCAGTAACGTTAATTGGAGACATCAAACTATAGGGAATATGATTAAGTGGAGACAATTCGAGTCAGGAAGTTAGATCACTCTAATCTACATGTAGATTGTGATTCTGGTATTGCCCAGGAATTAAATGAATTTTTTAGTTTCTTTGTACCAGGATATAGATTTATGCCTGCTTATAAAAATAAAGTATGGGATGGTAAGATTCGATTATATAGTCGAGCTACCGGAGAATTGCCTGCTGGATTATATCACCATTTAGTACAGTTCGCGCGATCGCGCGGGTACGAGATGGAAGATTTTAAATCTGATGAATATGGATATCCATACCAAAAAGAAGATGTAGATCCAAGTGAAATAGATAACTTAATACAGTCGTTGTCATTACCATTCGATGTTCGTCCGTATCAATTAGATGCTGTATTAAGAGGATTAGAAAGAAAACGCGGTATTTTATTATCGCCTACGGGTTCTGGTAAATCTTTAATCATTTATATTTTACTATCATATTATCTTGCACATATTGGTAGTTCAAATAAACAAAGGGTATTGGTTATCGTACCAACAACTTCTTTGGTAGAACAAATGTCTACAGATTTTAAACAATATGGAATGCCTGAACAATTAGCACATAAAATTTATTCTGGAAAAGATAAAAATACTAATTGTCCTATTATTATTTCTACTTGGCAATCAATTTATAAATTACCTAAATCTTGGTTTCAACAATTTGGTATGGTAATCGGTGATGAGTGTCACGGATTTAAATCCAAATCATTAATGAATATTATGAATAAATGTACAGAGGCAGGATATAGGTTTGGAACGACAGGAACTTTAGATGGAACTCAAACACATGAGCTGGTCTTACAAGGTCTCTTCGGAAGAACTTATAAGGTCACAACAACAAAAGAATTACAGGATAGTGATACTCTCGCCAAGCTCCAAATTAAACGAATCATACTTGAATATGCAGAGGAGATACGTAAGGAGTTTGGTAACAGAACATATCAAGAGGAAATCGAGTACATTGTAACAAATGAAAAACGGAATCAGTTTATCCGAAATCTAGCACTTGATCAAAAGGGTAATACATTAGTATTATATAACTATGTCGAAAAACATGGGAAACCTTTATTTCAACTAATAGAGGAAAAGACAAATGAAGATCGTAAAATATTTTTTGTATCTGGTGGCACGGATACCGCCGACAGAGAAGCAATACGAGGAATTGTGGAAAAAAGCAAAGAAGCAATCGTTGTGGCTTCATTAGGTACCTTTTCTACCGGGGTAAATATTAAGAACCTGCACAATATTATATTTGCTTCACCAAGCAAATCACAAATTAGGGTATTACAAAGTATCGGCCGAGGTCTAAGAAAAAGTGATGATGGTAGAGAAACTACTTTATATGATATCAGCGATGACATTAGCTGGAAAAGTAGAAAAAACTTTTCACTTATACATTCTTCGGAAAGATTAAAAATATACGAAAAAGAAAAATTTAACCATAAATCCTATAAGGTACCTTTAAAATGAGTGAAAAGCTAGATATTAAACAATTTAAGCTTACCAATGACGATGAGATTTTATGTGAGGTTATCCACTGGGATGACGATCAAGGTACTGTTATTATAAAGGGAGCTGTTCGTATAATTAATATTGAAGATTTTTCCCGAGGTGTAAGATTCTATTCTTTTAAACCATGGATAATGTTTCAAGATGATCCGAACGAAGTTTCGTTATTAAATGTTGGTCATATTATTGTAGAGGCAACACCTACAAAGGAAGTATTAAAACATTACCATAAAACATTAAAAGAAATTAGAAAACAATTAGACGAAAGAAGTAAAAAAAGATCTTTTCCGTTAGAGAAAGTAGCAGGAAAGATGGATGAAATGAGTGAAGAAGAATTCGAAAGCTATATGGACGATTTGGTAACAGAAGAATATGACGATGATTACCCAATGTTAGATTCGGATTCACCGGCAAATGTGATTAAGTTTAAACCGAAAGGCGGAACGTTTCACTAGTATTCATTCCCCGGCGTAACCTTAGCTTATTATACCGGAAAATACCAGAAATGTAAATCCCCTATTTTTTAATTTAAAAATAAAATTAAAAGGTTTACATTATAAGCCAAAAACGGTATAATAGTTACATTATGAAAGGACAGATATAATGGCAAAAAGAAAAAGTATTCATTATGTTAATAATGCTGATTTTTCTCAGGCAGTAGTTGAATACGTAGAAAAAGTCCAAGAAGCCAAGAAAAACGAACAACAACTTCCCATCGTACCAGATTACATTGCACAGTGCTTCTTAAGAATCTCTGAGGGTTTGTCTCACAAATCCAATTTTATTCGCTATACATATCGCGAAGAAATGGTAATGGATGCAGTTGAAAATTGTTTAAAGGCTATTAGTAATTATAATCTAGAAGCAGCTACCAGAACTGGTAAACCTAATGCTTTTGCATATTTTACACAGATTGCTTGGTATGCATTTCTACGACGTATTGCCAAAGAAAAAAAGCAGCAAGATGTTAAGTTAAAATATTTAGCTAAGTCTGGTATTGAAAACTTTGTAGATTTAGATACAGCAGATCAAGCTGCAGGAAATGTAATAAGTACATTTGTTGATACCTTAAGAGATCGAATCGACAAAGTAAAACAGGTTGATGAGGTATATGACGATCTCTATAAAACTGAAAAAAGAAAAAGAAAATCTAAGTTAGCAGATTCTGATCTTACGGAGTTTATGGAATGACGGCTGTAGTCTATAAGATTGAGGTAAGAGAAGAAGATAATGATTTAGTAATCGATTTCCCAGAAGAGATTATGGAAAAAACAGGTTGGAGTGTTGGTGATTCATTAGAATGGATTATCCATGACACCTATGTTATATTGAGAAAAGCCCCAGATGAAAATAGCAGTACTGAATGACACACATTGCGGAATTCGTAATTCGTCAGAGATCTTTTTAAAAAATTCAGCAGACTTTTATTCAAATGTATTTTTCCCTTATTGTAAGGAAAATAATATTGAACAGATTCTGCATCTTGGTGATTACTATGATCACCGTAAGTTTGTAAACTTTAAAGCACTTAACCATAACCGTAAGCACTTTTTAGATGTACTTAGGGAAAATGGTATGAAGATGGATATTATTCCTGGTAACCATGACACATACTATAAAAATACAAATGATCTAAATTCACTCAAAGAATGTCTAGGACATTATATGAATGAAATCCATATTGTTATGGAACCAACCGTAATGGAATATGGATCACTTAAAATTGCATTACTACCATGGATATGCCAGGATAATTACGAAACATCTATGAATTTTATTAAGGGATGTAAAGCTGATTGGCTTGGTGCACACCTAGAGCTAAATGGATTTGAAATGATGCGTGGTGTAACTAATGCCCATGGTATGAATCATAAAATCTTTGACAAATTCGAATTAGTATTATCTGGTCACTTTCATTGTTCATCACAACGTGACAATGTATGGTATCTCGGTAGTCAGATGGAATTCTTCTGGTCGGACGCGCACGATCCTAAATATTTTCATGTCATTGATACTGAAACACGTGAAGTAGAAAAAGTCCGAAATAACTATACTTTATTTGAAAAAATTGTTTACAATGACGAGAAAATGGATTATAATACATATGACGTTAAAAATTTAAGTGGTAAGTTTGTTAAGGTCGTAGTTATTAATAAGCAGGATACATTTCTATTTGATAGATTCATTGATCGTATTCAAAACCAAGATATCCATGAATTAAAGATTGCAGAAAACTTTAATGAATTTCTTGGCGAAAATGTTGATGATGAAGGTTTAGAAATTGAAGATACATCACAATTGGTAGATGATTATATTGATGGTGTTGATACAGATCTAGATAAAGATCGTATTAAAGTTAATATGCGAGAACTTATGACAGAAGCACAAGCACTAGAGATAGCATGATTATATTCAAAACGGTACGATGGAAAAACTTTCTTTCCACAGGTAATGCATTTACCGAAATTAATTTAACAGGTAATAAATCTACACTTATTGTCGGTCATAATGGATCGGGTAAGTCAACAATGCTAGACGCCATATCTTTTGGTTTGTTTGGCAAGCCGCATCGGAATATTAATAAACCCCAATTAGTTAATTCTATTAATAACAAATCGTGTATTGTCGAAGTAGAATTTAGTGTTGGCCAGAATAATTATAAAATTGTTCGTGGTATTAAACCCCAGGTATTTGAAATCTGGAAGAATGATACTATGATTAATCAATCATCCCATGCAAAAGAATATCAAAAGATCTTAGAACAAAATATTTTAAAGCTAAATCATAAATGCTTTCATCAGGTTGTTGTTCTTGGCTCATCATCTTTTATACCTTTTATGCAATTAGCAGCATCGCATCGGCGTGAGGTTATTGAAGATCTTTTAGATATTAATGTATTCAGTAAAATGAATATTATTCTTAGAGATCGTGTAAATTCTTTAAAGGATAAAATTAAAGATATTTCTTATAATATTGATCTATCTAAAAATAAGATTGATACGCAACAGAAATATATTAAAGATGTAAAATCTCTAACAGATCAAGCCCTTGCATCTAAGAAAGAAAAAATTGATAGTAATTATATCCAGATACAGGAATTACAAAGTACTAACACAAATCTTTCAGCAGAGGTAGAATCAGTACAACCTAGAATCGAAGAGGAGATTAATAAGCTCCATGATAAAAAACAATCATTACTTCAATACACGGCGCAGTTCAAACAGCAAATGGCAACAGTTGTTAAAGATGCAAAGTTCTATGAAGACAACGTTGAGTGCCCAACCTGTTCTCAAGATATTGACGAGGACTTTAGGACCAACAAACTTACTTCTGCCAAAGACAAAGCAAAAGAACTTAAATCGGCAATGGACCGTGCCACTACAGAGTCGGCTTCGATTGAATCATCTCTTTCAATTGCAAATGAGTCACTTACCGAAATACGAAACAAACAACACAATATACATTCTAACAATCAATCGATTTCAAGGCTTCAGAACGAAATTAGAGATCTCGAAACCGATCTCACAGGCTCAGCAGTTGCAGATCTAGAAGCAGCACAAAAGGATTTAAACAAATATAATGATGAACGCAATTCGTTGCTAGAAGATAAATTTAAGCTTTCAGATGAATATTCTTATAATCAGGTAATGTCTGAAATGC